GGGCTCCTTGACATCCGTTATTATCGCTGCTGCGTTCATCGCCAAGGGAACCGGATCGGCACAGTATAGCTTGACCTCCTTCAGGTGCCGTGCCTTTGAGTCGTCGTCTTCGTCCCAGTATTCCTTCACCGAGTCGTAGCCGATGGACAGCTCATCCACTACGCCGTCCCGCATCAGCGTCAGGACTTCATCGCCCGCTGGGGTATGGCTGATCTGCCCCTTCACGTACAGCCCCCCCGTGATGCTGGGAAAGCTCTCAAGCAGGTTCTTGGGCATTCTGCTTTTCGGTACTTCCCTGAGTTCCAGCGTCTTGCCGATAGGCTGATGGAAGTCATGGAAGCGGAAGACCTTGATGCGATTCTTCACACTAGCGGGGCCACGTTCAGCCAGCGTCTTCTTGAACGCGCCATATTCTATGATGTCTCCCCCGTCGTCCAGGTTGCCGCATATAGCCGCGTAACCAGCGAACGTGCCCTCCTCTACGTCAAGGCCCTTTTCCTCAAGCTCGAAAGGAAAGCCCTTGTATTCCTGCGGTTCCCATTTGTCAGGCATGATGCCTCCTGTTAGCCCTTGAGTATCCAAAGAAAAGTTCTGTCGGCTGTCTGCTCCACGGTCGTGTGAATCTTCACCCAGCGGTAGGCGGCCAACGGCGCCAATGCCACTGTCGAGATCGCTGCTGCCCCGCCGGCCAGGGTGATTGTGACCGCCACGCCCCCCGCACCATACAGTGCCCGATAGGTTCCGGTCTCACTATCCGCCACGGCAAACTGAAGATTGCTGGCCTGGTCGAGTGCGGGCACTATCAGGCCCAGCAATCCATAGCCCCGCAAGTCAACCGCGTCTGAGTTTTGGGCATCTGTCTCATATAGAATCTGGCATGAATCTCTGTGCGTGCCCTGCCGAGTGCCAGTTAACTCCATATCAACCGGCACCCAATAGTCCTGTCCAGATTGTTGCATGGCTTATCCCTTCAATATCCAGATGATTGCTCTGTCTGCGCCCTGCGCCGCAGCCGAGACGATCTTGACCCACCGATAACCCGCGAGTGGGGCCAGGGCAGTAGCGTCGATTGCCATGTCACCTGCGCCAGCCACAATAGTAATGGCTGCCCCCAGCTCGTCACAGACCGCCACGTACGTTCCGGCCTCTGTGTCGGAAGCCTCAAAGGTCAGGTTGCCCGCAGTTAGGTCGGGTAGGATTAGCCCGCCCAGTCCATACCCGCGCAGGTCCACCGCCTCACTAGTAGTGGCCTGCGCTAGAATAGTCACCGTGTCCCTGTGCGTGGCGCGTCGGAACCCAGTTAGCTCCATGTTCGTCGGAACCCAATAGTCCTGTCCGTATTGCAGCATGTTTGTCTCCTATTCCACTACTGCCAGCGGCACGCACTCACAATGCGGGTGCAGCGGTGGGCACCCAATATCCGTGTAAGTGACCTTCATAACATGACCCTCGGCATCTGTCAGTTCGTCGCCCAGGTTGGCAAAGTTCTCTTCGATGGCAATGGTTTTCCCGTCTAGCTCTGCGCACCACGAGCAGCAATCAGGGAAGGCGTGCCAGCTAATCGTCGTCACTCCCGCGTCTTGCCAGGCGAACTTCGTGCCGTAGTTGGACGACCTCATGGTCTCGGTCCTGGCGATCTTCATAGCCCGCGCCTGGTCGAAGATTGGGTTGCCCGCCGCGTCAGTCAGTTCCATCAGCGCGGTCCTGGTCTGTGTGACCGTCCAGCCCTCGCTCTGCGCCGTGGCTATCATCTCGCGCAGGGCGGCTTCAGTGACCCCGGTGATGCCCTTCGCAAACTCCATCGTGTAGGCATCTAGGAACTGCTGGACCTCTGGCCGCTCGATGTCCCAGGCGATACCATAGGCGGCCAGCACGTTTTCCATCTGCGCCCCGAGCAAGGACGTGAACAGCGGCAGGAACGCTTGCCTCCAGCCATCCTTGCTGACCATCAGGTAGGTTATGCCCGCGTCGAGGAAGGTCCGATATGGCGCGGCCTGCTTGGACGCCTTGCCCTCACGTTTGAGAATCTTCGCCAGTTCGGCCCTGTCCTGTTGGAGCAGGTCTAGCGCCGTTTCCTCGAAGCGACCCCTCCACGCCCGCGCTGTGATTCTGATGCTCCTGGCCCAGCGCTCCTTTGCCTCTTCTGCGGATTTGAAGCTCTTTGCCCCTGGTAGTTCTGTTGGGGCTGCTGGCTCTGGCTCCTGGCCCGGCACGATAGCCTGAAGCATAAGCGGTCTCAGGAATATGTCGGTGCCTTCGGCTTCGTCTAAGCCTGCCATGCTCCGCGCCTCGCTCACCAGCAGCCAGCCCTTCTCAACGGCGGCATTCACCCGCTCCCACAGTTGCGATGTTTCTTCCTGTAGGGCCTTGACTCCCGAGAAGTCGAACCTGACCCGAATGTCCCGGCCAAACTCGGGTGCCAGGTAGAGGTTGAAGCAGTCCTGTATCCTGCGGTAGTGGGGGGTCAGTGTTTGCAGCCAGAAGGACTTTTGCGCCTGCTGAGCATTGTCATAGGTGCTCCGCTCCAGCCCCACATACGCCCCGATGATGATGGGGTTTACTTGATAGATCATGCAGATACGTGACTCGGTGATTTTCCTCAAGTTGGGAAAGTCCATGTCCTTGAACGAATCGGCCATAGACACCCATTCCGTGCCGGAGCCCAGAATCAGCGGCCTATGCCATTGCTCTCTGCCCCTATGCATTCGCAGGTAAGCTTCTTCAACCCGTGCCCGTTCCCCTGGGTCTATGGTGCCCTCAACCTTGAACATGCCGAAGGGGATACCCGCATTGGTGAAGAAGGCATTGACGAAATCGGTAGCGCTGTTGTCGGTGTCGCCCTCTCTAGCCGCTGCGGCCAGCGGAGGAAAGCCCCAGACCTTCTTGCGGGGGTGCGGGCGCTTGAAGTGGATTACATCGTCAACGGGCAATTCAACGGTATCGGCCCCCGAAGTCCACTTGTAGCCCGCCACGCTGCGCTTGACCCTCTCGCCTGGCTTGGACTCCGTGGTCACTATCTGTACGCGCTGCGGCCACATGGGCCACAGGCCAACTACCCGGCCCGCCTTGCTGCGCTCCTTCTCGTAGAACATATTGCCGGCAATGCCGTCATACATGGTGAGCTGAAACAGGAACTCATACCCGCTCATCTCAGGGTTGGGCGTGTCCAGGAGTTGCTTTAGCGCGTGGTCTGGTCTCTCCTCCCATCCGTCCCTAGTCCGCTGCTCCACGACCAGCGCAGCCTCCGATGCACTAGACGCCAGTTCGTTCACACAGGCATAGATGACCGCGTTCTTCTCGTAGCCGTCTTTGGAAAGGGTCTCGAAGTCGATCTTGGGATAATCCGCCACCCCGTCATTGCCGATGGGCAAGCCGATGATGGCCTTCTCTCGACCGATCAATACCAGCGCTGCGGTTCTCACTCTGTCAATGAGGGTCATAAGTTCATCCCAAGACTTTTGTGCGAAATGGCGGTCTTACGGTAGGGCAGAACTCTGCGGCTGCCTCTAGGGCAGCGTCAATGCGCTGAAACGGGTTTAGCCGCGTGTCCCTGGTAGCATGTAGCGCCCCCAGCGCGTACTCTTCTCCGGAGCCGCAGGCGTTCATGCCGTTAAGGGCCTCTGCGACTTGGTAGTCACTGTCTATGCAGTACAGGTGGCTACAGTAGCCCACCAGGAATGTCCCGCCTGTCTCTTCGTTGTCCTTTAGCTTGGCATAGCCAAAGGTCTTGAACAGACTGCGTACCTCTTCGACGAACACCCGCACCATGAACTCCCATAGCGAATCCCCCACTTTCGGCAAGACAGCCGCGTCGATCTGCAAATGGTGCTGAAGTATCTGCCCCATTCGCCAAGACGACGTGTAGCCAATCAGAAAGTCCCCAACGTCGAAGACCTTGGGAACCGCACTGATTGTGATGCGGTTGCGGCTGGCTGATGCGGAATCGCCCCCGATGTAGACCTTGTTGTTGTCCGTGAGCCCCACAATACAGGTCATCTCTCCCCCTCCTCAGTAGTAGAATGCCGGCGCCTGCCCTAGCATCTGCACCGCGCCGCTCACCGCGTCAACCTGGTCGTCATGCTCAGTCTCAGGAAACGCGCACACTTCGTCTAGCCATGCCGCGTTCCACGCCCCCCTCACAAACGCCATCATGTTTTGCTCTGCCCGAGCCAGCCACGGCATTGCCCGCGTCAGCTTGTCCGTGGTCACTTCGACCTGGCGGAACGGAATGCCTACCAGCTTGGGCTCCCTTGTGAGCGTTTGATACATGCCCCGCTGTACCCCGGCGGCCTCAATCCCCTGCTGCACCGCTGGCCCGTCCATCCTGGCTGTCTCGCCAATCACCTTGACGGCATCAGGCCATTCCCACCGACCCCGCGCCACGTCTGCCACCACTAGAAGCCCCTTGCTTGTTAGCCCCACCTTGGCCCCGACTGTGTAGTCTGCTGATGTCTTGATGCTGGCTGCGAGATCCCAGAAGCGCACGTACCTGATATTCTCGGGTGCCTTCTCTACCGTGTGGAACCATTCACGCTGGAAGAGTGCCCCGGCAAGCTGTACGAACTCCGCCTCATACTCCTGGCGGAAGATTAGGGAGGGCAGCAGCTTCCTCGCCGCCTCTATCTCCTCCGGGTCTATGTACGGGTTGTCTCGTGTCGGGTGCTGGAAGGCGGCCCACCCTTCCGTCGTCTCCGCGCTCTTGTAAAGCTCCCAGAAGTGGTTGAACCCCTTGGGCGTCGATATGAATACAGCCTTGCCCTTGCGATCCGACAGCGCGGGCCTCAGTGCCTGGCTCCACGCTTCGTCAAACTTC